TTGATTATATTTAATTACATTTTTAGTATCACCTCCATAAAAAGCACTAGATGAACTATATAAAGAAATAGACTCTGAAGTCCATTGTGTACTATAATATGTTACTCTATTTGAAGCAGCTGAAGAAGAACCATAAGAATATTGTTTATGGGCATTAAAAGGGACTATTGCATAGTCTTGAGCTGTGAATTTTTTATAAACTGATGACATTCAGGTGACATTTTTAAAAGTCTAATTTAATTCTAAATAGGGCTTCTTTTGTTGGATCTTTAGCAATTGGTTGACTCATTTTAGCAACTGCTAATAAATCATTATTATCATTATATAATCCTACTGTTGTTATATAAGTTCTTGGGTTATTTATCATACTAGAAAATTGTACATTACCATTTTCATCTTGGAATGTAGGATTTGTTGTATAATTATATTCAAAGTTTTTAGCTCTAACAAAATAATATTGTGATGTAATTGTTTCTTCACTATCAACAATAAAATGACCTGCTCCTGAAATAGCATGGTAAAGTCTTTCAGGATTATTATCAGTATTTGTACTTAATCCTGTGTTTCTACCAGGATATAGTTGAGGGTAAAGATCTTGAGATCCACCATCTGATCCTGAATCAAAAGCGTCAGGGTTTAATAAAATAAGTCCTGCATCAGGATAAAATAACCCAAAAGATGCACTTCCTCCTACTTGTTTTATAGTACCTCCTACAGCTACTCCATTAGAACCTGATACTATATTAAATTGTCTTCCTATATTTGTTAATATAGCTTGACCATTTGATGTAATACTATCATCTGTAAGTTTTGTTACTCTTTTTGTACTACCTACTCCTGTAGGGCTTGAACCTGATAACCATAAAGATAAAGTACTTAAAGCTAAACTATTTTTATATCTAGATCTATTTACATTAATTACATAAATATCATCTGGTACATGGGTACCAAATGTAAAGTTTTGATTTTCTTGCCCATAAACTAATTGACGATATTGACCATATACTGCTCTTGAAGCACCAAAACCAAAAGATCCTGTGTCATTAGTAAAATCAGGAGATCCTGATCCTAATCTATTTCCATAAGCTAAAGCTAATTGAACTTCAGCATCAGCAGATACATCTGTTTCTCCTGTTAAAGAATAATATTCAGGGTCTGGAGATTTATGGTAAACATTAAGATAATTCCATTTAGAGCTTGTTGGTGAAGTAAATGCTTGTAAAGAAGAAGTGTATACTTCTTGTAAATTATTTGTATTGTCAGACCATGTAGATGTTGTTAATTTATTTGTTTGAACACGGACATCTGTTTTATCGAATCTTGTTAAACTCATTTTTTATTTTTTAATTATTAAACACCTGATGAAGGAGTTACAGAAGTATCTGTACTATCTCCAGTTGTTTTAAAGTTTGTTACGTTTTTAGTTAATGTAATAGGGATTGTTACTCTAGCGGAAGTAGTCATACCTTCAATTGTTAAGGTAGTTGTTAATTCACTATGAGTCCCAAATAATGATGTTGCACTTTTAGCTGTTAAATTAAGACTATTACCTACTACTGTTACACTTTGTGCTGTTGTATTAGTAGTAGTAGTTGATGTAGCTGTGTTTGTAGTAACAGCAGAAGGACCTGTTCCTTCAACTAATTGTAGTAACCTATTATCTGCTATTGTATATCTATATCCTCCTGGTTCTGGTAAACCACCTACTACTCCATTATAATTATGTGTTTGTGGAGTTATTGCTTTAGAAGCTCCTACAGATAATGTTACTTTACTCATTCCTATAGAGATAAATGGAATAACTGATGTTCCCTCTTCAAGAGTTACTAATTTATATCTCATAATATTATTTTCATCTGGTATAGCTTCTGTGATTGCCATGTTTTCAATAGCTTCACCTGAATACTGAGAACCATTTGGGTGGTTTTCATTAAATAAAGTATAATCGATTTCATCATCTGCTAATGCAAATTGTGTTATATTAAAAGCTCCTATACCTCCTTGTGCTAGTAATTCTCTTCCTTTTTTGGTTAAAATTGCATCTACTGTGATGCTTGTGTTATCTAAATATCCCATTGTTTGTGTGTTTTGTTATAAATATAAATTGTTTTCAAAAATATTGATTTTTATATAGGTGGTACTCTTTTCTTTTTAGTTGTTCTATTTATCATACCTGCTTTTTCTAAATAATAATATAAATTTATTTTTACTGCTTCATGAGTATATTCAGGTATAAGTACTGCTCCTGCTCCTCCTATACCATCAAATAATTCTGTTGTTTTATCTATGTCAGCTATAAGTGTGTGATCTTTATCTAAAAATGAAAGTTCATATTGAAAAGATCCTGAAAAATTATCAGAATTACTTATACTATTATCATATGTTTCTGTAAAATTATGTACTCCAGTAGAATTATGATTTATTCCTGCATTAGCTGATAAATTTTCATGTGGGGTTCCAGGTCCAAATACAAATGCGTTTTGTCTTTCTTCTATTGTTGTTTGGAATTCTGAAGTTTCAATAAGATCATATACATATCTATTAATTCCTTTACTAGGTAAAGGTATTGAAGGTTTAAATTGTGGTGAATTTTTTAATTTTAAATATTTACCTCTTGGTCCTACAGTATTATATAATTTTCCTAAGTTATCTGCAAAATCTAAATATCCTGGATTTACGTTTCTATCTACTTCAAATGTACTTATACTCATTTCATCATTATTTCTTGAAAAATCTTTTGTACCTTCAAATAAAGTTAAATGTAACTCAGTTTCTTTAGAATGACTGTTTAAATATTGTACACATTGACCTATAAATAAACTTGCTGTTACTGAAGGATTTAATGTATTAGATTTATATATTCCATTTGATCCCCCAAAAGCAAGACCTGCTTGAGTGTTTTTTATATCTTGTATTTTTGGAAAATTAAAGTTTTTTACAGCTAATTGTGAGTTATTATCTTGTTTTATAAATTCTCTAGTAAATTTATTATCTATAAATTTTGTATTATCTCCTGAATAAAAAGGATAAAAATTAGCTCTAGGACCTGTTACTGGGTTTTCGTTATCTATTTTATTTGTTGTTCCAAATCTAAATCTAAGTTCTCCTCCTGCATGTTGAGTATATGCAGAGCTAAAAATATCACTTCCTGCATTTAAAGGTGCTGTTGTATCTAATAATGCTGTTTCATCTATAGTACCATATAAAGGACCTCGTGAAAATACACTATAAAGATCAACTATAGATCCTGATACTGTTGCAGTAGCTCCAGTACATGGTTCTAATTCGTCTGCACACCCATATAATCCTTGATCTCCTATATTAGAGTTAAATCCAAAAATTCTATCTGGTCTTTGAATAGATCCAGAAACAAAATCATATAATGCTAAAGGATTAACTATAGTATGTTGAATATTAGAATCAAAAGCAACTCCCAAAGCATCTGTTTGTGTACCTGTTAATTCAGTTCCATCTTCATCCATTCCAGGTAAAGGACCATCTGCTGCATTATATGAAAATGATTTTAATAACCATCCTTTATTCATTTTTACATGATACTCAGATTTTAAATTATTTTGAATATAATTATCTAATATTTTAATATTAAATTTTCCAGATGTAGGAAAATCAGTAGTTACAAATCTATGGAATGCTTCAAAATCTTCAGTTTCTTTATCTAATATTTTAACTGTATCATCATCTAAATTTATTAATAGTATTTTGTCTATACCAATATATGAATGATTTTTTATTCTTGCAAATATATCTTCTTCTTCAGTACCTCCTACTATAGTGTTTGTTATATAAAGAGCTGTTGTTTTGTTAGATACATTTGGAGATTTTCCAAAAGTTATATCTCCTTTCCAAGGTTCTAAAGGAGGATACTCACCTATTATAAAATTAGTACCAATTTTTAGATGTCCTACACCTGTTTCTCCACCACTAAAACTATTAAATTCATTAATTTTTTTACCTAAAGTTTTACAGCCTTTATATCTTGGTCCTGCCCAACTTTGTAGATCTAAAACAGAGTCATTAAATTCAACACTATAATCTCTAGTGTCAAATGATTCAAATATTTCAAAATTATCATAATTAAAATATCCATCATTATCAAAGTTAGTTTCAGGTGCTAATCTAATAGCAACATATTGAAATTTTTTATTTGGATAAGGAGCACCTCCATCTTCATATACAATATTATCAAGAGTATTTGTAGTTTTTGCTTGAGATGAATGAGGTATATTATTTAAATTTTGTCTAGCTATAGCAGCTTCTGTTTTAGGGTTTTGGTTTTTTGTCCAAAAATAAACTATAGTACTTATATTAGAATTAGTTGCACTATTACCTGCTTGGTTTGTTATTGTAATTCTATCTAGTGTTCTATTTGTCCCTAAATCAAACCCTATCCAACTTTTTCTTTTACTTGGACCATTAGGATGATTATGTTTTATGTTTATATTTGTTGTACTATCACTATCAAACCATTTACCTATATTTTGATTAAAATTACCAACTTCAAAATCATGTCCAATTTGTATTCCATCTATACCATCTTGTAAATTACTTTGAATTAATTGATCATTTACATTTCCTAAGGTATAATATAATTCTCCAATTAATCTTTTTTCTAATCCTGGTATTTTTCTTAATATAGGTGCTGGCATAACTTATTTTTTATAGAAGATCATTTTGGTTTCCAATTGCTAAACTATGGTAATACCTAGTAGAAACTCTTCCTTTTTGAATATTTCCCATTAAAGTATTTGAAGTATATTTTTTATACCCTTCAGGTTTAGAACCCGAAAAGGGTTTTATAGGTGCTTGTGCTACTTCTTCATCAAAATCATATAATTCATTTATATTTAAAGTAGTATTAGTTCCTTGTTCTAATCTATATCCTTTATTGTCTTGTACTGCTTTACTTCCTGTTGAAAAGCCATCTAAGGTTCTTTTAAAATTCATTATAGTTACAGCACTTCCTCCTCCTATATCAGATTTTATTTGAAATAATTTTGAACCATAAAATTTATCTGATGATCCAGAAGTTGTTGTAAATTCTAAATCAAAAGTATTATAAGATCCAGAAACAGCTGTTTGACCTGTATCATATACTGGTAATATTCTTTTTACTTTACTTCTATCTAAATAATGTGGTTCTATTAAAAGACCTGTTTTTAAATTTGTTTTAAATGGAACCCATTGTTCTATTATTTTAAATAATGTGTGATCAGTGTATTGGATCATTTTTAAATAATCCCAAAAATTAAATTTATTTGTTACTTTTTTAAAATAATATTCTTTTAATTCTTTTAATTCATTATAAATAGAAGATGTTTGTGCTGAAGGTAAAGGATTACCTATATAGTCATCTAATCTAAATGAACCTAAGGTATAAATTATATCTTCATTTAATTCTGTTTGTGGTGAGAAAAATACTCCTAAATCTTCAAAATCTTGTGGTTGTCTATCTAATGTAGAAGTTTCAGATCTTACTTCATGAGATAATATATCGTCTTCTATTATCCCTGTGTCTATTCTTACTTTTTCACTTGTTGTTGCTATTCCTGTGTCTGGTGTAGGTAAGTGGTGTATTTCATCTATTTCTTCCCATAATTGAGTAGTCATACTACTAGAAGGAGTTGATATATATCTTTTACTTATATTAGGATGAAAACTTGAACTATCTTTATGTAAATTACTTCCTAAAGGAAATCTAGCTACAATTGTTTCATAAGAAGAAGAAACTTCATTACCACCATATATAAAGGGTCCAAGTGAGTGTTTTACAAGAGTATCGTGTGTAAGTAATTCTCCAAAATGATATCTTACTTCTTGAATAGAACCTGAATAGCGTAAACTATCTATTAAATCATATTCTGAATTTTTATTTGCTTTTATTCCTCCAATATAAACATAAGCTGCTCCTCCTTTATTATATAAACCACCAGCACTACTAGAATAAGGATCTCCCCATGTAACTGATCTTGTATATTCTCCACAAAGATGATTTGGAGATGGTCCACTATCTCTTTCATCAAAAAATGGTATTTCAGCTGTATAATAAGATGTGTTTTTTAACCAGTTTGATTGATAGGCTCCAAATTGTACACTTCCTCCTGACCCTGAAGTTCCATTTGTTCCAATATGAATATTCCAAAAATCACCATTGTAAATAGGAAAATTATTAGTAGATGCTGTTACAGCTCCATTTATATATAAATCTAATTTTCCATATTGGGTTGAATCTCCCGAAGATGATATATCATTTCCTGTATAAGGATTTAATATTAAATGTTGGTCAGCTGTTGCATCACTACCTGATAAACTAAATAAATGGTAAGAGTCATCTGATCTTTTTGGTTTTATTCTAAATTCAACTGTTTTAGCTGATGCATTTAAATCTTCTGTTAAGGATGAACTCCATGGGGATTTTATAAAATATCCATCTGTTCCTGAGTCTCCTTTTAATGCAAATGAAGATTTATCATATGTAAAAGTTTTATATGTTGATTTGTCTTTTGTTGGTCCTCCATATTCTTTAACATTTAACATTGAAGCAGGAACACCATAACAACTCATTAATGCTCTTAATCCTCTTTCTGTTCCTTTAGTTTTTAAAAGATAAGGTGCATTATGATAAATTCTTTTCCAAATTTCTCTAGTAATTTCTCCTTTTGGAAGTGAACCTTCATTTGAAGCAGTAACATAATGTTTTATTCCTTCAGGTGTATTATAAAATTGATTTGTAGTTCCATCTACTATATAACTTCCTATTATTAATTCTCCAACTCTATTATCTTGGGTTCCTTCTCCTAAAATATATTCTATTAAGTTAGCGTTTTCAAATTGATCAAATGTTTCTAAACCTAAACTTTTTAAAGTAAAATAAACTAAATCTTTTGATATACCTCTTACATGGTGAGTATCATTTATTTTTGATAAATGTTTTATATGAAGCCATATTTTATCAAAATGCTGTCCTACCATATTAACAAACTTCAAATAAAAATCATTATCTTTATTGGTTATAATATGGTTAGGTACTAATCTTTTTAAAGAATAAGTATTTTGAGTATCAAATAAAGAAGCAGATAATAATTGACCTCCATAATCTCCAAAAGTATCTATTTCATGTCCTAACCAATTTTTAACTACAGAAGAAGTTACTGAATGTAATGTATAAGGTTTTTTATCGTTTGATTTTGGCCAAGAAGCAAAAGATCCTGAATTATAATATAAAAATTGTTCATAACCATCAAATCCCTTTAGTATTTTACTTTTTTTATTTTCTATTTCTGATTTATTATTTTTAATACGAATAGAAGAAGATGTGCTTAAAGGTACTTTATTTAAATTACCTGATTGGGATGAATATGTTTCTAATAATCCTACTTTATGTTCAAAGTTTTTTAAACGATCAAATGCACTACCAAAATGTACAAAATTTTCAAAATGATAAGAAAATTCATATTTGCTTTCAGATACAGGAGGAATAAAATCATAATCTACTTCGGGTATTTCATGATTTTCTAATTTATTTATTAAATTATAATATGAAGAAGATACTCCATATTCTAATATCTGGTTATAGTTTTTTAATTTTGATGGAATACTATTATGTAATCTTATATCTATTTTTGTGTTTGGACCTCTTAAAGGTATAGTATTATCTTCAGTAGCTGGATATCCTAAATCTATTGTATATTTTACTGGATCTATTATATATTCACATATAGTAAAATTACTTTGATTTGTTATAAAATTAGGTAAGGGGTTTAATAATTTAAATAAAACTTCATATTTAGAAGCATTTTTATTTAATAAAATATTTATTCCTAAAATATTAATATCTTGCCCAAAAGATAAATGAAAATCTTTAAAATAAACTGAACTTTCTATTTCTGAAATAAAACTTCCAACAGCTGCATTAAGAGTATTATTTGGTATTTTTGGAGTTACTGTTCTTATTTCTTTACGATTAGATGATATTTCTTTAATAGAAAAAGGAAATCCTTCAGTGTTAAAAATTTTTTTTCTTTTTAAACTAATTTTAACTATATATTTACCTGTTGTATATCCTGATTTTTTTAATATAGATTCAGGATCTATACTCATTTCATCTGTTGTTCCTATATTTTTGTCTGAACTTAAAGGTATATTAGATACCCATATTTTTTCTTGTCCTGTATTTACCCAATACCCGTCTTTAGCCATATTAGGACCTGGACTATCATAATCTTTTTCACCTGCTCCTGGTAGTCCTTCTATTATTTCAGGTTCTACATTTGTAGGATTTAAAGTAGAAGAAGGAGGAGTATTTTGATTTGTAAATGAATAATCAGTACAATTTATTATAGATTGGAGTAAATTGTTTTTAAGATCATATATATGGACATCTACATGGTCTTCATTTCTACCAAATGTTTTAGTTATATTTTGGGATGATATTGATCCTTGTTTAGGACTAAATAAAATATCACTTTCTATTTTTATTACTTTATCTGCCATTATAATAATGTTGTTCCGTCATTAACGGTTCTTGTATTGTAATTTTGATTTCTACCTTGCCAATTATCTAGAGATTCTTGATTTTCATTAAAAGAATTAGTATTATTAATTAAAGTAGTAAAATCTAATCCTCCTGGAGGTAATCCTGGTTCTTCTATATTAGCTAAAGGATTATATTGACTCATTTCAGGTACTATTGATGTGTTTTTTAAATCTGGTTTTTCTAATCTCATTCCTTGTTCTATATCTGCCCTTATATCTGCTGCTTGTAATTGACCATTTGATTTAGAACTTAGTGCTGGGTTATACCTATTAATTAAAGCTGTATTTACTGTTAAATCTGCTTCTACTTCTACATCTGGTCCTGGAAGTATACTTAATATAGCTTCTGCATCTAATAAAACACAATAATCTTCATTAGGTATTCCATCAGCTGTTCTTGTTTGTTGTCTTATAGATTTTAATATTTCATCATTTTTTATTTGTCTTCTTCTTCCTGATTGCATATAATATCTAAGAGCAGGTTGATTTCTGACTTGAATAACTGTTCTATTAGGTAAAAAGGGGTGTTCTTCTTCTATAGAATCTATTTCAAATTGTATATCTCTTACTTGTTCTTTTAAATCTATTATTTCTTGGTCTTTTGGATTAGGGGGAGTACCAACATACTCTGTGCTTTTAGCTATTATAGTAGAATGAGATAAATGTCCTTCTTTTTCTATATCATAAAATAATTCATCATAAAATTCAAAAAATTCTTCTACTGTGTATTTTTTAATTTTTATTTCAGAAAATTCCTCATCTAAATAATCACGAGATTCTCTAGCTCCAAAAATTTCTTTATTTAATCTTATTTTTCTCATTATAAATTATTAAATCCAGGATATACTAATTTTTGATTACTTCTAGTAGAATTACTCATAGTTAACCACCAATTATTTAAAAATATTGATTTTGGATAATTCCAATTTAAAGCTATTTGTTCTAAATCTGTGTATGATTTTGTGTTTAAAAATTCAACACTTCCTACATTATTTAACAAAATTTGACTAAAATAATAATCTAAAGATGATTTTATTCTATTTAATTGATTATAAGGTTCATAATCTTTATTTAATATAACATAATATTGAACATTATATAATAAATTTCCAGCTCCTGTTTCATTTAAATCTTCAAGATTAGTTCCTGTTTTTACTACAAACATATTATTATACCCTTCTAGTTCTCCTATAGGACTTGAAAGATAATATATAGGTTCCCCATATAACCCTCCTAAAGGACCACTCCATCCATTCCATGTTACATTTGTATTATAATAAACATTAGTAGGATCATTAAGTACTTCTTCAAATAATCTTTCTTGTATTTGTAATTCATTAGCATCATTAAATGCATGATCATTATATGGTAACCACCAAGATGCGTCTGTATTTCTTGAAGTAGGTTGTATCATTTTAGTACCATAAGAAGAATTTCTATATTTTTTAAAGCTATAAGGAACACCAGGAAGATCATAATATCTATATACAAAGTTATTATTTTCATCTTTCCAATTTCCATAAGCATCTTGTTTAATAGGAGCTCCTATATCTATACCTGTGTCTTTTATTATTTTTTCTTGTGTGAAACCTTCTATTATATTTAAAGAACCTTGAAGAGTTACATCATTGTTTCTATATTTTATAGATTTAGTTTCTCCTGGAAATATTGTTTCTGTTATGTATTTTCTTTTTCCAGGTGCATTTATATCTAAAGATTCATATTCTATTTTACAAGAACTAAATCTTGATGAATATTGTGTTGTATTAAATGGGGCTAAATTATTAGGATCATCTGATCCTTCTAAGCAGGTTAATTCAGCTTCAACATAATCAGATATTCCTTGAAGTGTTATATCTAAATCTGTTATTTCTCCATCTTTTAAATTAATATCATTATCTTCTTTTATATGTGGTCCATCTAATATATCATCTAATTCTGATATTTCTAGTTTTCTACAAACATCATCATCATTATCTTCATATTGATTTCCTGCTGCTCTTTTTAAAGCTTTAAAAGTATTATAATTTTTTATTTCTCTTTTAACCCCATTTTGCATAACCCATATAGGTAAACCATTAGTATTTCTTGCGGGTGATCTTAAAAAAGTACCATCTGGGTAAATAGGATGACTTCTGTTTTCTATAGTTTGTTTATCTATTAAAATCTTTTCTAATTCTCCTATTCTATCTATTAAATCACTTATTATTTGATCTCTCCAATCAATATAATTATTAAGATAATCTTGACTTTCTAATATAAGTTTATAATGAGATTTAGAATTTTCATATTTTTCTATTTTATAAAATAATTCTCTATATAGACCAAAAAATCTTTCTACATTAATAGTATTTTGTGTTTTTATAAGACTAGAAAATTCCCTATCAATAACATCTGTAAATTCTTTGTTATTGTATATTGTTTTATTTAATTTTAAATTTTCTTGAGACATTATCTAACTACCTTAAAATAATAATCATTATCATACACAGTAATACCATCATCATTTTCGTGTTTAAATAAAATACGATAGTATCTTTCTGGTTGAAGACCTTTCATGTATATTTTAAAAAACATTCCATTACTATCCGTGCTCATTTTTGTAAAATTATTATCAAAAGGTATTATTTCTTCTTCTGTTTTTGCATCTCTTATACTATAATAAGAGGAAGTTGTAAGATAATTTACATTTAAATAATTTGAAGAGGTTGCAAACGTTCTTGTAGGATATTTATCTCTTACATGAATTTTAAATTTGACTTCATCATTTTGATTATATTCTTCTTTATTTCCATATAAATACAGACTACATTCTCCACTTTTTTTAGCTACAGATTGTTTAGTATGTACACTATCATCCCATTTAAATGTTAATCTTGGGGGGTATATTGTTTTAGTATCTACTGAAAAATATTGCATTTCACCAAAACTACTTGTTGTGTTTGCTTCAACAGAATCTGGTTGTTTTATTATAAATCCATGATTAGGTATACCATCAGGATATATTTGGCTTGCAAAAAAACTTGCACTGTGTTTTTTTAATGCATCTGTAACATTTATATCTATATCTAAACTATTTCCTTGTAAAAATTGTTGTGTAGAACTAAAACCACTACCTGTCCACCAAGTTCCCCCTCCATGTGATATAGCTGAGCTACTTATAGATCCTGTAGTACCTGGATAAAACATAGGATAATAAGATAATCCTCCAAGGGATGATGTATAAGATGTATATGCTTCTATTACAAAACCTCCATTTGGATTTAAAGTTTCATGAAATATTTCTGAGTATCCTACTCCTGCTTCAAAATTTATCCATTTATTTCCATCATCACTATCATGTCTATGTTCCCAACTTGCTCCATCTGAACCTGTAGGTAAATTTGAGAATCTACCTGATCCTTCATGCCATGATTGAGATACGGGAAAGGATTGTAAATTTAATATTTTTGTTAAATTTTTGTGCTCAGTAGAATATAATTGTATACTACATGAAGTTTTTAAATTGAATGTTGAAGATCCTATAGTATTTTCAATTACATCTGTAACTTCCTTAGTTGGAAATTTAATAAGAACTCTAGATGGATAGTGTTTTTTATCTGTTGTTCCTATTTCTTTTACAATTTCTAATATTTCATCTTTTCCTGTATTTAAATTTAATCTATCAGGATGACTGTATAATGTTGTGTCTGCTTCGGGAAATATAAAATAATATGCCATTTTAATATGTTATTACTCGTCCTTTAATATCTGTATCTGGGTATTTTAACTCAAATATACTAGGATCTAATGATGGATAAATTACTCTTTTTTTAGTAGCTCCTATAAAATCATATTTATATTGGGAATATCCCAATGATGTTCCTGATTTGTTTTTAAGTTCTACTTTTTCTACTGTTTGTACTCCTTTTACTCCTGCTAATAAATTTTCTAATTCTGATATGATAATAGGTTGATTTATTTGCCATTTATCTATATTAAAATAATCTTTTAATTCTGATATACATTCTAATAATACTTCTTGATTATTATAATTTTTAAAAGCAGTTACTTCAAAATCTATACTAAAATTAATAGGAAAAGCATCTTTAATATTAATAGCATCTGTTAACATTCTAAATTGTTCTAAATAAGTCATTAAATTATGTTTAGTAGCTGAATTTAATGTTGTTATTTTTTTATCAGCATTATATCCTAAAGTATATAAATTTAAAGCTAAAGGATTTGGAATACGATTTGGTTCATTTGTCATAGGAGAAATCTGATCATCTTGAGTTATATATGCTTTTGATACAGTGCCTAACCTAGGGGGTAAAGATAAAGTTCTAATTATATAATCATCTTTTGTTACAGTTCTTTGTTGAGCAGAAAAATTAGCCATTGCATTCATTCTTATCTCTTCTACAGAATCTCCTGCTCCTCCTCCTTTTGCTGATTCTGGGTTGTTTACAGCTATTGACCCCCTTATAAAAGTAGCCATATTTGCAGATAAATTAGGTTGTGGAGTTGTTGTTATATTTTCTATTTGGGTAATTGTATTTGCAGATACATTAGATTTTAAACCTCCTCCTACTAAATAAGTTACTGTTAATGTTGTATTTGCTGGTGCTTCTCCATAAGATTTAGTATACATAAAGTTAGAAGGGTCATATGCTGTATCTAGTTTATTTCTTCCATCTTTAATTCCTAAACCTATATTATTAGGATCTGGAGTTATTATTGGATCAGCATTATCTGTTGATCCTGGGCCAAACTGTATTTCTAATTCTTCGTTTGATTTAAAACGTGTTACAAATCTTTTTGGTACTTTTTTTAATTTTAAAAGATATGGAGTTTGATGATTAAATCCTTGTAATTTAGGATCATTTGCTCCTGTATTTTCAACTTCTTCAAAAACAGTATCTTGAGCCAAATATGGGACTTCTGTCCATATATTTCCTTCATCATCTTTTATTGATTCTATTGATATTATATCTGAATTAAATAAAGTTATTGTTTTAAATCTTTCGGCAGCTCCTATAGTAAATTGAGTTGTTATTTTTTCTCCAGATATGGCTTTTACTGATTTTTTTAATAAAAAATATTCTGGATTATCTGTAGAATCATATTGATATACACTTGTATTTGTGGGGTCTATAGATGAAGAATAATTAAATCTAACAGGATCTACTGTATAAAATTTTATATCATCTGCTGTTTTAAAAGAAGAATTAGTGTTTATATCTAAAGCATATGTGTAATCAGGATGATATGTACTATCTCCTACATTTTGAATAGATGGGACTAATTGATATACATCTAACATAGTGCTAGCAGCTGTTGTTACTTTTGGTTTATACCCCATAGAATAAGCTAAATTATATAAATTTTCTTCTTCTTGAGCTAATAATAAAAAACTTTCTCTTAATTGAGTATCAGTGTAAAAAGATAATACGTCTCCTACATAAGCAGCCATTTCGAGAAACATCATTCCTGGATTTCCTTCACTAAAATCATTAAAATTATTAGGATAATAAACTTCTGCGAATTCCATTAATTGATCCCTAAAAGAATTATAATCTTTATTTAGGTATTTTACATCTTTATCTTGATTTTTATTTGATACTTTTGAGTAAGCCATATTAAACAGTTATTAAGATAGCATCTTGAGTACTATCTAAGTTAAATTCATATATTATTTTTATTGTTATAGTATGTTCATCTGGATTAAAATTTATCTGTGTATCTGATAATGTTATTTCAGGAATATAAAATTGAATTTGATTATGTATTTCTTCATTTACTGCTTCACTATCTATATTATTTTCAAATAAAAAATTTTGTAATCCTATACCAAACCCTGGATGATTTATTCTTTCTCCTTTTTTTGTTAATAAAAGATTTAAAAGATTACTTTTAACTTGTTCCTTAGTAGTAGGAGTTCCTGTAAACATATTTGTTTCATCTAAGGGAAAAGCTACCCCAATAGTAACATTTCTATTAATATCTAATGGGTTTTTTCTTTTTACTCCTTGAATTATAGGCATATTTTATTTTGCTTTTTTCTTATCTATTGCTTTCATTAAACTACTATAGTCTCTTGTAACTGCATCTGCTACTGCTGTAGGCATTCCTGTTGTATCCATAGGTAAAGGGGCAGATGTTGCAAAAGGTTGAGCCATACTTACAGGAGCATTTCCTGATTCTGTGTTTGTATCTCCCATTGCTGTTTCATTTAATAAATCATTTAAAGTAGAATTATTTGTAAAATTTTGTTTTATTGGTGGTCTTTTAGGTAATACGTTTGACCCCATAATTTTTTCTCTTAATTCATTTTTTGCTGTTTTAGGTATTGAATTAGGTACTTTTACTATTCTTTCTTTATGTTCTGTAATTGTTGGTTTTAATTCATCACGTAAATCTTCTTTAAGTGTTTTAATTTCTCTACGTAACGCATAATCAATTTCTTCTCTAACTACTTTTCTAATTAGATTTTCAAAGGTTTTTGCTTTCATGTTGTTATCTATTATTTATTATAAATATAAAATTTTTTAATTTATTGGTACAATTTTTCTTTCAAATCTTGTTTTAAATCCAAAATCTAAATTTTGTAAATGTTCTACTATTTCTTTTTTTCCTTGTCCTTCAAGTTCTAATATAAGATCTTCATAAATTGTAGTTAATCTTTCTGAAATACCTCCAAGTTCTGAGTTATTTACAACTCCTCCTCCTGCACCTGTTCCTGTTCCTCCATATCCTGGAAGTCCTTGATTTCCTCCAGCTCCTATACCATTACCTGAACCTAAATTTCCATTTATTCCATTTCCTATACCCATACCTGCTCCTGTACCTGTACCTGTATTTCCATTATTACCAGGACCAGTTCCTACTGTTCCTAAACCTACATCACTTCCTAATCCTTTATTTCCATTTAATACATTAGGATCAGGGTATAATCCTGTTGGGTCATTTTTTAATATTTCTGATTCTAATAAAGATTCATTTATATTTCCATCAGAATCTCTAACAGAGGAATTTGATGTATTACACATTTGGAGATACATTAAATATAAATATTCTATAAATGCCATCATTTTTTGTACAAGATCTAAAATAGGTTGAATTAAAAGAACAGCTGCTAATATAGATGCTACTATTTTTAAAGCCATTTTCATATACTTTTTGGCTGCTTTTGATCCCGATTTTATCATTCCTCCAAATTCACCAATTATTCCTATACCCTTAATAATTATCATAGCTAATTTTTGTTGTATACCACCATGAGCTAACATACCTACTAAAAAATTTATTCCTAATTTAGCTACTATCATTAATATTTCAACTACTATTAATATAACTGCTAATATACCAAATATTATTGCTATTTTTGGTAATATTCCATCTGTTATTTTTTTAATTTTTGCATTAATAGCATCTAATTTACCTTTAGCTTTTAATAATATTGCTTCTAATTTTTCTAAAATACCATGTAATTTATTGTATACCTTTTTCATTTTTTCTTGAGCAGATATACTACAAGCAGCTGATATTAATTTTTCTTTAATTTCATCTTTTGAAGGTAATTTTGATAAAACTTTTTCTTTTATCATTTTTTTACCTTCATCTTTTATTTTTGATTTAGCTTTCATCATTACACCGCTTATTTCACGGTTCATTAAAAGACTTACTTGTTGTGTTGACATTTTATCCTATTTTAGTTATATCACTTTTTATTGAACTTATTCCAGGTTTAGCCATAGCATCATCTTTTAATTCTTGTACTCTTCCTTTTATGGCTGCAAACATACCTTCATTTTTCCAGTTTGCTGTAGTTAATTTTCCTTTTCCTCCTGAAGGGCATTGGAATTGTAAATGATCACATATTACATCTATCATATCAAGAAATATTTCTAATACTCCTGTATCTCCTCCTAAAAATTCTCCTAATTCATCTCCTAAAATTGCTGGATTAGATGGTAATGATTGATCATGTTTATTTAAACCTAAATAAATATTAGGTGCATTTACTATAAATTTATTTTTATCTATATTTGTTGTGTCAAAATGAATACTTCCATTAGTACTAAATCCTATAACTTTATCAGAATATAATAATATTGAATCATTTTTAGCATTAAATACTAATCTATCTGAATTTATAAGTACTTGTTTTCCTTGAAATAATCCTGGTTTTGTTGGTATGTAACTCATATTATACTAAATTTTGAATTGCTTCTACTATTCCTTCTTGATATTCTTGTTTATATCCTCTTCTATACCCTCCATAAGATTTATGAATATCTTCTCTTTCTGAAGCTAATGTTGTTCTTTTTATATTTTGTCCTTTTTTATAAGATATATGAATCCATGATTTATTTCCTCTTTCAGGATAAGCCCACATTAATTCATAAAATTCTGGTAAATTTTTAATACACCAATTAAATATATAAGATGTATGTTCTTCTGATATTTTAAAATCAATAGCACATCCACTTATATGATTACTATTATCATGAGAACCTCCAATCATTCTATTTAATGTTAAACTTCTATAAGCAGATATTAATATAAAATTAGGATATGCTTCAATTATTCTATCTACACAATTTTCCATTAAATTTTTTAAATTTTTAACTATTTGTTCTCCATTATAATTTAAATCTACTCCTGGATAGTTATTTATTTCACTAAATGTTGGATTTTTATAATCATAAGATATTAATTGTTTTAATTTATAATAGTTTCCTATATTTTGTTCTAATGGACTATATATTTCTGATATACTACCTGAAGATAATGTATATAATTCAGGGGTTGATTTTGTTGGTTTTGTTAAAGTATTTAATATTACATCATTTTCATAATTTAAGAATTGGGTGTCTGTTTTTCTTTCTATTATATATGATGTTTGTTCTTGTACATCCCAAGGTAATTCACTTTCTATCATTTGTTCAATAATAGTAGGTGTTTTTGGAGAATGTAATACTACATCTTCTTTTATATTACCTGATTTAAAAGAAATATCTTCTATTTCTGGTTTAATTATTATATTTTCTTTTTTTTTAACCATTATATTGGAAGTAAAGATTCTCCTGCAAGATATGAATCTTCATTATCTGAAGCAGGAGTAAAATCTGTTATTTGTTGGTTAGAAGTTAGATAAATACTAGAATCATCTAAGTCTATATTTTCTACTGTGTGTTCCCAACCTTTATCGTTTATTTCTTCTATTCTTTGTCCATTTTTTATAATTATAATAGGTTCTCCATTTTGACCTAAATCGCTCCATCTATTTTTATTTGCTTCTGGAATTACTTGATCCCCCATCATACTTATAGCTTGTGATGTTGATCCTAATCTTATAGAATTTCCAAATCTACCTTCTACAATCATATCACCTTCATAAGGTAATAAAGGTTTAATTCTTACTTGTTCTCTAAAATATTTTCCTAAATTTATATCTGTACTTCCATCTGTTACTTGTCTGGATATTGCTCCATTTTCTGAATTTGTATAATCAGCTAATACATTAGGATTTTTTGTATTTTGGATTGTGGGAAGAGCATTATGGTGTGGATGATTCCATATATTTAAACTAGGAATATAAAAATTAGATGTAGAATTATTTCTATATGTATTTTTATCATAAGTAGATAATATTAATACTATTTCATTTTTTAAAGGATAATTTTTAATATTTGCAAATAAAGGAAAAGCACTATTACCACTTAACCAAGCTCTTTCTAAAGGTAAATTATCATCTAAATAAGTAAAAGTAATAGCCCCTATAGCATCATGTTTACCAAATTGTTCTGCATATGGGTGTTCTATATCTAATATTATATCTAATACTCTTACTGCTAGTAATTTAGAACTTTCTGGTGATGCAGATATATTTATTCTGTCTTTTTTATATACTGCCATTTTATTTAGGTTCTTCTATTTGTTTTGGATTTTCAACTGTTTTAGCTATTTCTTCAGCTACATCCATTAATTGATCCATTTCTTCATTAGTTAATAATCCACCATCTCCTGTTGAAGCAGCACCTGTAGATAAACGTTGTACAATAGCAGCCATTTTGATAAGTTGGTCATCATTTTTAACACTAATTTCCATATATTCTTTAATTAAAGGAACTACTACAGTAGCATCACCTAAAGATTGAACTAAAGGACGTAATTCTGCTATTAAAGATGCAAGTTGTTTTGCTTTTTTCTTTTGATTGCCATGAATTTCTTTGAGTAAATCACCAAAGGATTTATCGTCAAAAAGTATTTGATTTAATGAATCCATATTATTTTATTATAAATATGGAATTTTTAGACTTTTACATACCCCGTTTCAATAAATTCAGAGTAAAGTTCTTTATATAAAACTTTTAATTTTTTAGTTACTTTAGTAATAACTGGGGTATCTACATCTGTCATTTCTCTAATATAAATATAAAGTGCTTTTTTATTAAATATTTCTAAATTTTCTCTACGTTTAAAAAGTACATTTATAGCATCACATACTTTTCTATCTTTATCTTTTTTAAACATTATAAACATATTTTTATCAATATATTCAGTAAAATAATCTATAAAATCTTTAATTTCTTGTTTACGTTCATCTCTACCTAACTGACGTAAAACTCCTTCATCTTCGTCTGCTGCCAAAGGATCTGCTTTTTGTTTTTTCTTTTTATAATTGTTATTATTATATAATATAAGATAATTTTTACCTACAATAGAAAAATAACTAAATGCTTTAGTACCTTTTTCTGGTTTGAAATAATCTAATTTTTCTAAAAGAAAACAAATTACTTCATGTTTTAAATCTTCTAAATTATCTACTTCTGTATAGTAGAATTTAAATGTATGGATAAGATTTTCTGCTAATTTATAAAAAGGGTAATGTATTCTTGTTTTAAATATATAATCTCTTTTATCTTGATTTGAAGATGCTAAGTATTCTTTTATAGCTGCGTCTGTATCTTCTGTAAAATACCTTTTTTTAGTTCTTTTTCTTCCTCTTCTTTTTGGTTCTGGCGCAAGAGAACCAGTGATTACTGGTTCTTGTGGGATTCTGTTTGTCATGTGTGTTTTTACATTTATTTAAGAGTAAATTCGTTTAAAGCATCTTGTATTTTTTTAATTTCTTCAAACATCCATCCTATTTCATCATCTGCTTTAAATATACCCTTATTATCTACTTCATTTAATCTTTGATTACATGCATTTATTGCTTCACTCTGTTTAGTAATAAAATTTTCATAATTTTTTAAAATATCTTCTTGATTTTCATTTTTTTTAATTAAATTTTTAACAACAAAAAAAGAAATTGTTACTACTAATGTTAATATAATACTAAGTGTTATCATGTTTAATCTTTAAAAAACGAATCTATAACATCTAATGTTGCTGATGCTAATTTTGGGTTATTTTCTGTGTTTACTTTTTTAGCTGCTCTAAGTGTTTTATCACCTTTAGTAGCATTAGCTGGTTTTGATTTAGGAACACTATTAGATGCGTTATTCCATAATTCAAATTCGATTTGAGCAGCCATATGATCTGCTTGATGCATTAATAACGGTAAATGTGTTCTTAATCTAGTTTCTTTTTGACCAGACATAAAGTAAAACTTATTTGACTCATCATATAAACCATCATGAATTTTAATTGTAATAAATTCATTTTGGGTAACTTTACATCCAATTTCCTGTAAAATAAATAATGAACGTTCTGGAACTTTCATTGCTGGAATGTCAGTATTAAATTTATAAACCATACCTAATTTATCAACATGCCATTGTGAATCGTTTGGTTGGTAGTATTCGCCTTCTTGTTG